TCTATCCCCTTCAGAAAAAAGAAGCAAATGGAGAGCCAATAATTGCTATTTGTAAATCTGTAAAAAGTGTAATATATGATCCCACGACTTTTATTCCTTGGTCCGTTATTATGTGTGAAATAGAGGGCGAAGGGTTTTACGCAACTATGAATGAAAGCGGAGAGTGGGAAATAGCTTAAGAGCTCGTTCCCCAAGATATATAGGGTATGAAAGCCCTCTTTGTATATGAAAAAATGGATTTCGAAAGAAAGGGATCTGATGTCTCTATTCGAGATATAGTAGGAAAGTTCTATCCAGGCCAACTTGTGGTAAGGGATGAAACAGATGTGGTCCGAAATCTGACTTATTCTGCAGGAATGGGAATGAGAGGTATAAACATCTATATGGTAGCAGATCCGAATCCCCATGAGCACGGAAAGGCTTCCGAAGATCGAATTTTTCTTGTACCTATTGGATTTCTATACATGCCTATTGATGGGAAGGGCAGTAAAACATTAAAATTCAGATTTAAATATCCTCATTCTGTAAATAATTCCGCTGTTTATACTTTCAAAGAATATTATAGACCTCTTAATCCGCAGGAATATAATTTAGTAAAGGAAGAAAAGAATAAGAAGGAAGGAACCGCATGGTGGAAGGGATTCATAGAAAGGATCCGATATTATAGCTATAGCGATGACATAGTTCCTAATATCTAGCGATATCTATCTAAGAGTTTTTCTACAGCCTCATAATCGTAATTGTCCCCATATTTTTCGTGGCTCTTCATGTATCCGGTCGTTTCTTCATAGGCCTCAAATGAATTAACATCCCGCCCCCTTCTTCTCTTCTCATATGGACTAATGCCATAATCTAGAAGAGCCTTTGCTTTTTTTGCATTTCCCATCCATACTGAAGTTACAAGGATATCTATCAGTTCATCTTCATCTATTTCTTCTTTGGGAGTTTTCTCTAAAAAATATTTTAGAATTGGAGCTGAAGAGTTATTCAGATGCCAGTATAGAGAAGGCTCTAAAAATGGATTTGCTCCTGAATCCAGGAGGAATTTAAAAATATCGAAATCTGAATTCATAGACATGGAGGCCCCCAACGGAGTCTGATGATGCTTATCCATAATATTTACATCAGCTCCTGCATGAACTAATGCCTTAACTATTTGGAGATTTCCGATATTTACAGCAACCATCAGCGGAATATTCTCAGAGATCTTTGATCTGAAAGAGTGATTGGGGCTAACCCCCGAAGATAATAAGGATTTTACATCTTCAACTCTACCCTCCCTTATCGCATTTAATAGATGTTCCGCGGGAGGAGCGACTCTGGTCTGAGCTCTTTTCCCCCTAGCAATATTTCCTTCTATTCGCTTAGCAACTTCTGTACCATTACTGAATCGGTCCATGAGTTGTCCAGATTGGTCTCTTAAGGAGATAGGTTTTTCAGTTCCTACCCTCTCAACTGGAAAAGTTACCGAGAATTTTTTTCCATCAGCAACGATAACTATATTTCCATTTTTGCGAATAGAAAAATCATATCCATTATCTTCTGCAAATTTTTGAAGGATGTTTTTTGCTCTAGCCCGAGGGTCTCCTATTCTAAGAGCATCTTTAAACTTATCAGGATCATCAAATGATCTCTCGAATTCAAATAGGCAGTCTTTAACGAATTTAGCTTTCATATTTTATATATTTTATTTTTTTATCTGAGAAATATTTCTTATATTAGCCTTATGAATAGTTTTACTCGTAATATTAATCCGAAAGGAGCTTTAAGAATAGGCATACGATTGAAGGCCTATGAGATATTAAAAAGAATTGTTGACGAGAATATGTTCGTAATGCCCTATAACTCTGTTAGAGAGCGAATGGAGAGGGATTTTTTAAAGGAGGTGGGGCTTAGGCTGAAGATTGATTTTAATAATGATGCGGGGTTCAGTTTTTTCATACTCTTTCCTGGGGATCCCTGCTACACCGATGTAACGCATATCCTAAATGAATAGTTTCACTCGAGGTAACGATATCAAGGAGTCTCTAGGTCTGGGCATACCAACATACCGGATATACCGGATGTGGGGATTCAGATCGGATATACCAGATGGGATGGGCTTTTATATTATAGATGCGGGTAAGACTTGCAGAGTACTGGAAGAGGTATCATCTGGGAAAAAAATACCAAATAGGTATATTATAGAGTTCTCCCACCTCTATGAGGAATTAGACGGAACAAAGGAAATGATGTTACACTCTCTGCCAACCTGCTTCTTATCATATAGTGGGAAAAAATATTTTATGGATAGCAAAATACTAAAGAGTTGGAGTCGTGAATAGTTTCACCAGAAAGGATAAAGATATAAAAGAGGTTCTAGATATAGGACATTATCATCTAGCTGAAGAGATAGAATGTATCCGAATTATAGAGCTCGATCCGGGACATAAGAGACTTAAATGGGTCTCTGCTGGAAAGAATAATGTCAAGGAGTGCATCTCTATTACAGAGGAGGAGAGCCATAAGATATTAGAAGATTTGTCCGAAGGAAAATATCCCGAACCGCATCTATTAGAAATAACCCAGCTCTGCGACTATAACGACACATCAGGAGTCTCCTTATATAAATGGAGTTTGGGGACCTCCCTAAAGGGAAAGAGGATCAAATATAAGGGCAAGCTATACTATATTCCAGAGGATCTCTGCAAAGATACTGAGAATTCCTAGAAAATTGGGGGGCGGGGCTACCATACTGGATCTATTCTTGGGAAGTCCTCTACATACTGATCCTTTATAAAAAGAGTCATTGAGAATTCGAGACTATCAGCATTTCTGAGATCCGAGAGATTATCCGATATTCCTGTTATATAGAAATTCTCCCTTTCTGCTGTAGCTCCGGAGAAGAATTCAGGCTGCAGAAACTGCACGAGATAGCTATCGGGACTTACGTGACCTGTACCAGCGAGATCTAGCTTAATGTAAAGGATCCTGCTGCTCTTCCCATCATTAGAAGACATATTTGAGGTATAAATGGATTTAACAGCTCTATCCTTTTGTAATTTTTGAAGAGAGCATTTTAGACCTTCTATAAGTCCTATACCGATATTCTTTTTAATGTCTCCTCCTCTGACAAAACTATTCATAATTATTATAGATTCCATATATTAAGAGGATTTGCCAAAATGGGGCAATTCCCCGAAATTTCTATCATAATAGGTGTCGCTCCTCTTATAGAGACCAATTGTATTCCTAATCACCTTTCCCTCCGAATTTAGCTCAACAAGTTTCTTCTTATCAACCCACATAATTTTAGCTATATCTGAAATCTCATATGGAATATCTATAGTCTTTAATGCCTCGAGAACCCTATCATTAATTTCATATAGGTAGATATCATCCACATCTACAGATACTATATTTCTATCCTCCACCTCTGCTAGATCTCTCAAGACCCTTCCACTCCACTCCGGCACCCTATTCATACCTCTACAGAAGATTCCTGTTTTAGACCCAAATCTGCTGTTATAGAACATGCCATAAGTCATATTGATTATAACCTTTATCAGCATTTGACTCTTAGAGAGATAATCCCGAGCCTTGTCCTTTAGTATCTTTCTGGTATTTAGTAGTTCCCTAAATAGATCTCCCATTCGGCGATCGCTGAAGGCTAGCTCTCCTCTATCTAAGAGTTTGATCATGCTATGCGGATATAGACTTATAAAGGATATCTTCTTAAGACCTTCATGCCATATTCTCATGCTTCTCTCCCGTAGAATATAGACCGGATCAGCACTTACAAATTCTGGTTCATGCGGATCTAAATTCTCGTCTCTTCCCTCTTTTCCATAGAGAGATTGTAGAAGGGACTCAATTATAGACATATAATCACTAGGAGCTAGCGGACTTCTGGTCTTATCGCTAAAAGCGGATTCGCTTATTGGGTAGCTTTCAAGGATATCAACTATTCTCTGACTCCTTTCTGGGATTGAGAGCAGATCTCTAAAATCTCTCTCAGACATACGAATAAAATTACTCATTTGAAGTTATCTCTATTTTTGAAGTTATCTCTATAGTAATATAGCTAAAAATGCGTAAAGATATCCTCTCGAAGAGTTAAATCCTCGTTAAATGTCTAGAGGATCTCTGCAAAGATACTGGCGAACTCTAAAAAATGGGGGATGGGGGACTAGCGATTTATTTTATCAAACTGATTACTCATTTCATCATACAGGATTGTAAAGACAAAGGATTTCATAAATGGAGTAATATATTTTGTTCCGAATTTCTCTCCTATAGGATAGAATCCATTATTTACGAGTCTATCTATATAGCTCTGCTTAAAAGAGTCAAGCATCTCTCTTATAGTATCCCTATCTTTTTGACCAATAAGCCTGCCGTTTCTCGTTAATGGCTCTACCGTTCCAATGAATTTATGAGGTTCCTTATCCAGATCTGCTGAAGGGATATTCTCAAATTTTAGAGTATAGGATGGAAGGATATCTGTATAGAGTTCGGATAGTTCTTTAACCATAGTACCAAATTTACCTATTCCAATAGATGCTTTAGGATCCATTCCTCTAGTAAAAGAGATACTCTCATATACAGTTCTCGCTCTCATACAGTATATACCCGCCCATAAAAAGGATACCTGAATTTCCTGCAAAATGGGGATGGGGGATAATCCCAGGAAATCCCAGATAGGTCTATGATTCCTATGTATAACTCCCATATAATAAGGAATATCTTAAGGGATCCTGAAAGTCTTTTATTGAGCAGGCCCACCTAGGTGTACGCAGGGGGAGGCCCCTCTCCCCTTAAAAAGGCCCCCGGGGGTTTGCCTTTTTTATGAACTTTCCTTAGGGACGTATTTCGAGGCCCCCGTCCTACAGGGCCTTTCTTAGGTAGTCCTGCACCACCTAAGTCACTACCTAAGATGTTATCCCGATGTTAATTAGATGTTAATTAGATGTTAAAGTTCCCGGACTATCGTAGAGATCTGGGATTCTTTTCTTATATTAGCCCTGAGGGTTCCGATCCTTCCTCTGTCCCAAGGTCTCTGTTTCCTGAGACACTAGGACGTCACATACAGGAACCCAAGGGCTTAAGACCCGAACCTATGGTTCAACTAGATCCTTCTTAGATGGGTCTCTTCAGCGTACCTATCGTCAGATGGGTAGCTTAGGAAATCCAGGGAAGCCGAACTGACCTGCTCCAGTACTTGCCCACTTGGGTAGGTATCCTAAAGTCCAGGCGACATTGGATATCTTTAGCTTCTCGTAGGGCGGGTATGGATCCACCGGGATAATTGCTATGTTTTGGGCTGCTAAGGTCTTCGCTACGAGCTTTCCATTGAGGTAGCTAGAGGTAAACTTGGCCTTGAGGGTTGGGCTCATTAAATCGTCCCTAATGAGCTCAAATGGCTTCTGCAGAGTCTGCACAAGTCCCTCATTGATCTCTGGTACTCCTGTGCCTATCTCCTGTAAGGGCTTAGGGTTCTTGAGTGTGGAGGCGAAGTAGCTCTTCTCGGGCTTAGCACTAATAGGTAATGGGGCGAGTAGTGGATCTATACTTGCCAATAGCTTATCTATAACACTAAAGGCCTTATCTATTGCAGCCTCTGCCCGTTCTGCGGCTACTATAGTGGGATCAGGATTCTTCTGTACCTTTTGACCTCTTATAGCCTTAGCGAGGATCTGTGCCTTAATCTCTTCAAGATACTTCTGTCCCTTAGCTTCTACAGTTCTCTCTTCTAATACAGCTAAGTCTTCGGTCCACTTAGCGAGGGCACTCGTATGGGCAGCTATAGCCTGTGCCTTTTCCCTTGAGGTACCCAAGGCTTCTGCTGATCTATCTCTCTTAGGCTTATCCTCACGAAGTTCTCGTTTCGCCCTAAGTAGTTCATCTACAACGTCTTGGGCTGTCTGTACCCTTTCCTTCTGACCATCATATGCCTTCTTAAGTGTCTCTGTTCTAAACGTTTTGATCTGGTCAATTAAATCACTCTTTAACCCATCGGCCTGTTTTTTGATAATTGTAGCAGGATCAGCAAAGGGAACATGGTGCAGAAGATCCTGATTTACTACAAGAACAAAGGGAAATATCCATATACCTGTTACTGTAAGACCTATAAGAGTTATGCCCCAACCTGTACGTAAGGCTTTAATTGGTATGTATACAGTAGGAAGTGGTATAGAGAGTGGTGGTGGAATACCCATACCCCAAGGTGGTGTAAGAACTGAGGCTAAGGTAGCCATAGCACAGTACTTAATCCAGTACTTCTTATTATCCCAGTCAGTACTTGTGAAGGGACTTATCTCCTCAGGCACGTCAGGTGCCGGGCAATCCGAGGGTTCTGAGTACGGAAAGTAGAGAACTTCTTCCCCATCTCGGGTTAGGGAGAGCTCTGGTAAGTAGATACCCGTCTCCTCGTCCAGTTTCGTTATTAATTCGTCTATCTTTTTAGGGATTTCGTCTCTTTTTTTCCATAAATTGCTAAAGAAATTAACAAACCAGGACCCTTCTTCTCGGGAGACTTGTTCAACTGTTTTCGTAGTTGAATAGCCCTTAGATACTTGATACTTAATACTTTGTATGAAGCTGAATAGGGTATAAATACGGAATTTTAGGTCGTTTTTCTCTTCAGAACTGAGAGATTTATTTCCCTTTCCTAACTGAGAGATAATGCCGGAGCTTACATTAAGGGCCTTTTCTGGACTTTTTCCTTCACTTATTGCTGTATCATACTCTCCTTGCATCCACTCCAGATACGATTTGTAGGGGGTTTTTGGGCTGCTTCCTTTGTCTAGTTCAGTGGATAATTTCTGTATCCTGTCCCCGATCTTAGAACCCAGACCTGCGGCTGTGGAAGAGTCTATGAAGAGACGCTCTGTTATGATACTGGAGACTTTGGTCTCTAGATCTATGAGATATGGAGAGACTACTCCCGCTGCGATCTGGTCTTCCATAGGGGTATTCCTCTTATACTCTAGATCCTTTTGGTCTTCTCGTGAGGATAGAATTTCTTCGTATAATAGGATGTACCAATCGAGCATCTCTAGTGCTTTCTTATCGACAATTGTACGTTGCGCCTGGTATATGGCTTTGTCCCCAACGGCTTTTATTCCCTTATAGTATGTCTTCTTTACTCTGTCAACGTCGAGTTTCACAGATGTCATATCTTCTCCGTTCTCTGCTCTCTTCTTTATCTTCTTATCTCCTGTTACCTCTTCTGCATCCTTATCATAGGTCTTCTTAAGAGCTTTAGCGCTCTTCTGTGCAGCTTCCTGACGCTTCTCGAGACCACCTGTAAGGTATAGTACCGAATATCCACTTGTACTGGCGACAGATGGATCAAGAAGAGGAGATGTAGATAGCAGCGATGGTAAGAGAGTTCGGATATACCACTTGTCTATAGCGTCATCCACATCTATTGCGTCTCTATAGAGATTTCCTAGGGTCTTTATATCCTCTTCAATTGGGAGTGGTTGGGGACTAGCGTCTTCTATGAGTATCTCTCTTTTGGAATGGGAAATTTCTAGAACCCTACCTGAAACTGAAGAGAGTACATCTCCTTTGGGGGTTAGGAATAGAGGAGTGCCGGGAACCACTAGGCTGTCTCTGGACACTCTGGGGCTGAAGGCTGACGATGAGTTGCTGAGGTCAGCGTAGAGCGCCTTGGTCTGAAGGAGGGGGGCCAAAGACGGAGGAGGCAACTGGGGATCATAGATGCTCTCAACCGGAATTGGACAGGAGAAAGAAGCGATCTTTGACTCTATTGGTTCTTTTGGAGTAATGAAATCATCTAAGGATATAGGACAAGAGAATCCTGAAAAGTCTACGGCCAAATTAAGAGATGATGAGTCTAATGGAAATGCTGATGGTCTTTGTGGTTTAGGGATTGTACATGTAATAGAGGATAGACTCTCGTCAAGAGCATCATATGAGGCATCTTGAAGATCTTTTCTGTTCTTTTCATAAATTGTATAGGCCAGAGTTACTGCAGCAATTGCCGTATCAATGCTTTTAAGAGAATCAATTAGACCTTTAGTTGAATTAGATAGATTTCCGGCATTCTCTTTAGCATTAGCAGCTGCTTCTTTCATTAGAGCTGTTGCTATACGAATAAGTCGTGAAATATATTTGCCACGGAATTTAGACGGGTTCTCATTTTGAGATAGCCATTCTTTAACTTTAAGTACAATAGTATAGACCATGAATACCCAAGGAAGAATTCCCTTTATATCTTTTAGTAGTTCTGCTGCGTTTGCTAGAGTCTTTCCGTATCCTGAAACCTTATCATCAAAATCAGAAGATAATTGTACAGCTCTTATAAAGTCATCTCCCGTTATACCTTCAGATGGTATATTAAGAAATGCAGAATTCTGTCGAAATACTTCATCGGGATATTCTGGATCTGTACATGCTATGACTATATCTCCTGCGATACTCTCTGATAGATCATTACCAGCAAATGCCATAACCCTTTTTAGTCCTGGATGAGTGGCGACATATTCCGCTATCTCATCATCAGTAGGATTATATGGATCTGCGAATATCTTAGAGAGTAAGAGATCTGTTCCTGCAGCAATTAGTCCAGGTAGGTTCTCTACAATAAGAGATTTAAGATAGTCTAATATACCGTCAAGAATCTTATTAGCTGCTGCACCAACAAGCGCAAGAGCATTAGGCTTCTTAATAAAATCTGTGTATTTCTTTACAAATCCTTGAAGAACTCCCCAAAACTTAGCTAATACTTTATCTGCTAGACCCATAGAATATATTATATTCTATTTATTCAGGATATTAAAAAGGGAGGTTTTTATAGGGATTCTAAGACATCATTCCATGCCTGTTCGAAAGTATCTATTAAGTCAGGCTTAACTCTAAAAGTCTTCCATGTGTATTCCATAGCTCCCATAGGTATTAGGATATCTCCAAAAGTCTTTTTGACTAATCTCTTTATATCCTTTCTCTCGAGAACTGTATCTATCATAAAGTCTGCTCCTCCATACATAGTGTCTCTTTCATAATTAGCATCATTAATATGAGGATGATTAATAATAAATTCTATTCCATCTCTTATCTTTTGGTAGACTCCTATTCCCATAGAGCTCTTTGGATCCTTTCCCCTTTCGAAATGAACTGATTCATTATATGCGGATAGTTGGGGAAATAATATCTCTTCAGATATTTTATTCTTTACTAATTTAATAGACTCCTCGATTGAAGGAGACCAAGATGTATCTTCTATAGTATCTTCCTTTAAGAAAACCCCCACAAATGAAAATACTCCCCATGGCTTTTCTGATCCTACTACAGTATCCTGAAATATAATATATGGAATTCCTTTAAAAACTTCTTTATGAACAGGTTTGAAATAATTATTCTGTGTATTCTCTTGTGAAACCCTATCAATTATCTTTTGATACTGAACTTCAATACCAATACCTAATGCCTCTTTAGGATCCTTTCCTCTTTGAAAATCCAGAGATTCTTTAATAGAGGATAATCTGTTTTTAGGATTATGAATAGGATATAATTTCCCTTTGTATCTTACATAGTCATATTCACCAGGACCCCTAATAAGATAATTTATTGAATAGCTCTGAACTCCCTCAGGCGGAATCAATTTATTAACTAATACATCTCCATAAAGAAGAGATCCGTGAATTTCTAATCCCATCTTTTGAAGAATAAGCTCAGCATATTCCTCGTCAAAGGAGAATCCAACATTTTTAGTATAAAAACCTAATCCATCAGCGTGGAATATATTCATACCTATATCTAAAGCCTTTTTAGGATCTATTCCTCTTTCAAATCTATATGATTCGAGCATCTCATCCTTTCCTGCAGATGGAACTATCCAATTTCCTGTTTTAGTACTTCTAACTGCCCAGCAAATTCCTCCGTCCTCATCAACAAAATCTATAAATCGCCTTCCAGATCGGTCGTCTATCTCTTCATCATCCATCGCTGTGCATTTAAGGACTTTTCCCTTATAATGAACATCCAGCGGATCTCCTTTTTTTAAGAGCCTATCCGTGCCAACATTGATAGCTCTATATGGTTCGGTCTCTCTCTTAAACTGATATGATTCTCCTAATAGTTTTCTCCTACGGAATATCAAAAATTCTTTCAGAGCTCTTAAAAATGATGCATAGGATAATAAATCAGTCTTTATATCTCCAAGATCTGCTATGCTAACAGTACCCAACCAATCATTAATAGAATCCAGAGTCTCGCCATAGAAGTCAATATCCATAGTCTCCAAATCATATTTCCCATCAGTTACTAATTCGATATGATCCGAAGCCCAATCTGCTGCAGATAATACATCAGGAAATTCTTTAGGCAATCCTATTCCCATAGAGCTCTTTGGATCCTTTCCTCTTTCAAAATCTATTGATTCATTCATATTTTCGTCCAATTTGATAAAATATCTTTCTCCTGGGATTAATTCATATGTCATTCCAAACTTATCTATAAATTGTACTCTACTCGCTCCAAAAAAAGTTTTATATTGAACAGGAATGAATTGATAATACCCCAATTCTTCAAAAAACCCCTTTTTAAAATTTCCTTCTATTTGTTTATCAAGAAATAAACTTAAGAATTTTTTAATTCTTTGATATGTCTCATCGGATACAGATTCTGAATCGTTATAATTATACATTTTTCTAATTTCTGCCATTATATCAATTCCGCCAATTCCCATAGCCTTTTTAGGATCCATTCCTCTTTCGAAGTCTATTGATTCTCTTACAACATATTCAGGAGAAAAAACGGTTTCTCCTTGACCCATAGATCCGCTCTTCACAACAATATCTCCATTAGATTGTATTCTTATTACCTCTGATTTATCAAATGGAGTTTTGGAAAATGCAGAAAGAAGTATAACTCTATCTCCTGGTTCCAATGGACGATCTTTTCCAATCTTCAGTGCTCTCTTAGGATCCATTCCTCTCTCAAAGTTCTGCGATTCGTTTAGAATAGGATACTTATATAATTCTAATGCCTTTGCCGTCTCGTAATTAACATAATAGTTTTGTGTAATTCCCCAAGAGGTCTCTTTTAATATCTTTCCCCAAGGAGTATAAAATAGCTGATACTTATTTCCTGTTCCTTTATCAAATATGGACGACTTTTTTATAGCCTCTTCAGTGAAAACATATGGATATATCTTTTCCATAATATCTTTAGGAATAGCTGGTAATTTTTTTGAAGAAGAATCAGGTCTTCTCAAAAAGAATATATTTTCTGGACTATCCTCATCCAATGCCTCTCCGATATCTTTCCATATTCTTAAAATTGCTGGAGTAATCCTATCCGGTTCAAGACTAAAGCCCATCTTTCTGGTCTGAAGAGAATTTCTAATTCCTAGTTTCAATGTATCTATAGGATTTTTTCCCCGTTCGAAATTTACTGACTCTCGAAGATCCATTCCATATTTAGCTAAAAGATCTTTTATCTCTGAACTTCTTTTCTTTCTACGATGCTTAGAAATATATCTCGTGTCGATCCTAGATCCTGCTTTAATAAGTGCTTCAGCCATATCGACATCATCTCGATTAATAGCCATGGTTAGAGAGATATCATTTTGAGTTCTTGGATCTGCTCCTTGTTTTATTAGGTATTCAACAAAAGCTACCTTTCCATATCTAGCACATATCTTTAGCTTATGATCTAGATTGGATGTAGATTGGGAAACACTCTTTAAAAAATTCTCTATTTGTTGTTCTATTCCTAAACCCATAACTTCTTTAGGATCCTTTCCTCTTTCAAATCTAATACTCTCATGAATTCCTAAATGACTTTTAACGGTTCTTATTAAATCATCTTTCCATGAAATTTTTTTCTCCTCTATATCTACTTTATCCCCTTCCCCCGGAGATGCCGTCTTGACAACATTCTTTTTCCCTCCGGATGGCTGAATATCTACACCAGAATTTATAACCCTGAATCCCCAGGTATTATAGTAATCATTTTTATCTAAAATTACAAAGACATTCGAACCGGGCTTTTCCCATAAGGCTTTATATGAATCCGAATTAAACCTATCATTATCCATCTTTCGTAGCCCATAATTATATTGACACTGGCCATATTTATATGTTTTTAAATTTTTCATTATCTCATCTGAATTAGAAGAGATAAATTCAAATCCCATAGGTTTAAGAATTTCATTAGTTTTTTTTATCCATTTGGCAGAGTCCCCTAATCCTATCCCTATAGAGGTCTTAGGATCCTTTCCTCTCTCGAAGTCTAGCGATTCCTTTAATCCCTTTGATGCCTCTTCAATATATTCCGCAATCATTACAACTAATTTACCAATTCTAGGATTCCCTTTAGTCGAATCATCAACAAATTTTTTACTGCTCAATGCAAATTCTAGCATTCTCTGTAACTTATAAGGAGTAAATTTATGAGTCTTTAAGATAAGTTCTGCTATTTTAAGATATGTTTCCCCTTTATCCGACCACGAAATATCGCTTATAATTTCGGTAATAGATTTATGAGTAGTTCTAAATCCTTTTTTTAAAAATAATTCTACAATATCTAAATACCCTCTTTTAGCAGCTACCTGAACTGGATCTGTCCGGAGTTCTCCGGGTTTAGGAGGTTTAAGAATCAGGCCTTCTCCATTTTCTATAAGCCATTTAGCATATTCAGGATCCCCATGAATAAGCGACCAGATTAGAGCAGTCTCATCATCTTCATATTCCCACCCTCTATTCTGCTTTGCCATCTCGTCGGCAATAACTCCCCTCATGCCAATCCCTATGGTTGACTTAGGGTCTTTACCCCTCTGAAATTCTATTCTCTCTCTAATTATCATGGCAATGATTCCCATTCATCTCTATTTACTTTCCATAATTCCAAGCTGATAGCGGGTTCTTTACCACTAAAGAAATAAGCTCCTTCCCCGTCAAATATTATCTTAGCAATCTTTCCTATTTTTGTATCAGAAAGAATTATCTCGACATCTTTATTAATCTTATTTCTTGAAAGTACTTTTCCATTTGCAACTAATATATCTAGTTCTCCTGTATAGTCCTTGTGATGCCAAGCATCATAATCAACTTCCTCTGCAAATCCTAATTGATATATTTCCGATGGAGGAAGATTAAGAGTATTAAAAATAAATGATCTCTCTCTTGGAGTAAATACCGTTCTGCTCCCCAATGAATACTGTTTAAGTAATTTGCTAACTCCTGCATCAAGAGCTACGAGAGGATCCTTTCCTCTTTCAAAATTTACTGATTCATTTATGAATGCATCTATCTCTCCCCAATATCCTCTCATAGAAAGAACATGAGATGATGGATATTTATAAGCATATCCTCTTGCTCCTTCCAATTCAGTATCATTTGTATATTCTATTTCCCAGACCTCTTCGCCAGGTGCAGCATCATCTCCTTCATATGGTTTAATTAATCGAACTATATAATCTCCTACTCCTCTATCTCCTTTGACCTTTACCAGACCTAATCCCATTGCTCTCTTTGGATCCATTCCTCTCTCGAAGTTTACTTCTTCCAATAGAGGCTGCCAATTATCCCATTCATAACTAATTACAGAAGGCTTAATCCAATCTACAAAATCAGGATCATTTTGAGCTAATGTAATGATTTCTGCAACGATTTCCTCATATGAAATCTTTCTATATCCCTGCTCTGGCCAATCCATTTCTTCACCAGGTCTAGCAGTTGCTAAAAACTTAACAGGAACTGCATCTGCAGGAAATCTGAAAATAGCTCTATCTATCTTCTTCCATTTATAATAATTTGTCAAAGCCTGAACAATATCTACGATTGGAGCTATTCTTCTAGGTCCTTTCCTAACATATCCATGATCTATTGTAAGACCTCTTTGACCTAATAAGCCCACTCCCAAAGCCTGTTTAGGATCCTTCCCCCTCTGGAAGTTTACAGATTCTTTTATTATATCTGTAACTTGAAGAAATTCATTAAAGAATTCTGGCCACATTTCCCATTCTTCTGGAGCTTGAGTATGCCTTATTCCCGAGTCTGACAAACGATAAAAATATACTCTCTTCATATCTCCTCCCATATCCTGAACTCTAACAACCTCAAATCTATCACCAGGATGAACATGAATATGGGGCATCTTTTTTCGAGCTGTAAGTATCATTCCTGAAGCAAGAGTTTCAAAGCCATACCCAATATTCATTGATCTCTTAGGATCATTTCCTCTCTGGAAGTTTATGGATTCAGAGACTCTATCTGGGGTTTCTATTATACGAATAGCATCATCAGGATGAGCATCAGCCCAAATAGCTACATCATGTAATCTGGAACCCCTGTCAATATCAAAAGCCCTTGGATCATCAGCAACAACATAAAAAGAAAATGTGTAATTTCCAGTCTCATCATATGGAGGATCAACAGCTGCAGCAACTATCTCATGGAGATCTTTCTTGTCCTGCTTAATCTCTGCATAAGTCATGCCCAATTCATCTGCTAATCTAGCTAAAGGACTTCCTATCTCTAAAGCATCTTTTGGATCCTTTCCTCTTTCGAAATCCATTGCTTCCAAAACTAATTCATGATAGTCTTCAATTTTCCACGGAAAAATAGTATTTCCTTCATTATCCCAGTTCTCTGTAGCATCTGCCTGAAAAGGATTTCCTTCCTTATCCTTTATAAAAACAGATTTAATAGTTCTGCTCTCATATTCGGGCTCTCTATATCCTCCCATCCCTCCGCTTCTTACGCAGACTTTACCTTTGATCTTTACTTCATCTGTTACAGCGGTAACAACATGTTTTTTACCTCTGTAATATACTTCTATTTGATCACCAGCTTTAACTTTCCTATTCCTTCCAATATTAAGAGAGGTCTTTGGATCTTCTCCTCTTTCAAAAGAGACTGATTCGTCTACCTTTCCTCCCCATTGAGCAATTATTTCCCTAGCTGCTTCCATTGCTGAAGATCTTCCTCCGTGAGAAGCATTCCAATTCCCATGTTTATCATATTCTTCTGGCCCATAATAGTATTCTCCATAAGCATCTCTAAAAAAATCTATAGAATATTTTTTGCTATATGATGGAGGTCTCCACATACCTTTAATTCCATCACCAAATTTGCCAGGAACAATTTTGGCTTTATAAACTCTAAAAGACCCGCCATGATTATCAACTATCCATTCCATAGCTTTCTTAATCTCTTCCCGAGCTTTATTTAGCTGTCTTTCGTGATATAGTCCTATTTGCAAAGAGTCTTTAGGATCTTTTCCCCTTTCAAATGAGTCGGATTCATTAAAGCTATTTACTTTCATTAGGACCTCTTCCATATCTACAGGACTACCCCAAATAAAATAATCATCATGAGCGGTATAATCTAAATGGACATGTCTATTTGTAAAACCGACATCACCATCGTCATAAATCTGTGCTGGATTTTCTACAACGAGGAACTCTCCTTCATTATAATACCTATTCTTTCTACGAGCATCAGACATATCCACAATGATATGATTCCTATTATCTGTAGCAAAGAATTTTTTAACCTTTAACTTATCTCCTTTTTTTAGACTTCCCCACTTATTACGTAATCCCTCTTCACCTATTCCGAGAGCTCTATGGGGATCTTGTCCTCTCTTAAAATAGATCGATTCGAATAAAAATCCTCTATCCTGAAGAATCCAGAAAAGTTCAGTAGACCAGGGTTCCATCTTTGGATCATCATCCCAGGTAATATATTCATCGATATATTCTGCAATATCATCTTCGTATCGACTATTAATAAAATTCTTAGATTTAATAATATTTGCCGGAATTTCCTCTCTGCCCAATATTAGTGGCAAATGATCCGCTACATATTTCATAGCATCTTTTATACTAGAAAAATGTTTTGGACTCTTCCACCCTATTCCTATAGATTCTTTAGGATCCTTTCCCCTTTCGAAATCCAAGGATTCAAATAGACCTTGCCATCCTCTATCATCTGGTTCAAATGCTTCTGTAAATTCAACGAAATCGTTAACAGAAGTAATGGAAGTATCATCCTTATTAACAATCTCTTTTGCATATATTTCCTCTGGATATAGAATAACGACATATTGAAGGTTATATTTAGCACCTTCCTCATCTGTATAATAGAAATAGGATTCTATATTAAAATATGGATCTTTTTCATTGAATTGTATTTCAGAAACCCATTGGAAATTCTCAGAAATATGAGCGAGATCGTTACATCTCTTAAAGATCTTCCATTTCTTACCATATTTCTCTTCCATCTGGGATTCTAATCCTATTTTCATTGCTTCCTTAGGATCTTTTCCTCTTTGGAAATCTATGTTTTCTCTTACTAACATTAATATGTAAATAATATAAGTTGAGCTGCTGCTGAAAATGGATCTTTACTCTCTCTGGAATAATCTCCCGACATCGCAGTCCAGTATGAATGCTCTTCCTTTAATCTCTTTAAGTCTTCTTCGTCTTTTGCTATTGGCATGCCATATCCCTCGCTCTTAAACTCATAATCAAAAGGAACCATTTTAAATAGGTTGATACTTGATTTCTGACCATCAACATAAACATCTCCCATTACTCCTATATCAGGATCCTCTTTAAATTCTATTCGAACAGCCATATCAAATAGCTTAAATGCATTGTTCTGGACTTTTATGGTCTGAACCTCACCATCATAATCCTTAAACTTCACAATATGAGGTGCGTATTTTCCTATCTCTAAACTCTTATAAGGCTCTTTCTCTCTTTGAAAGCTAACAGATTCATTTGTAGAATTAATTATAAGAGTGTATGCTTTATTGAAGATATCATCAAACTCCGGTTTAATTTTAAAATAGACATGAGGAAGATCGGTAAAATTCTCACTCCATTTAAACCATTTAGTTCCAAATATCTTTTTTATCTTATCAAAGCACCTCATTACTCCTTTACCTGCATAAACTCTTAAAAATGATCCATCCGGAGTTTTTTGGGGATTAGCTAAATTTGAGCCATATTCCTTTTCAAATTTCTTCCATAGATCTGCAAGGATTTGAACCTGACCAATTCCCATAGCAGTCTTGGGATCCTTTCCCCTTTCGAAACTTAATACCTCATATATCTTTATTGCTCTCATTCATCTTCATCTGTTTCTTCCTTGAATTGATAAAAATTATCTAATTCCATATTCATATAATTAATCATGCTTTCTGTATCTCCAGAGTCTAGAATATAAATGACATGAGAAGCCATTTCATCCGCACTCATATCTTCAAATCCAGTACCAAACAAATTCCCAGAATCTCTCCTCTCAACGGGATTCCCAAATCCCTTCTTCTCTAATTGAGACTTAACGTATCTTTTACAATCAAGGCCAACACCTATAGTTTTCTTAGGATCCTTTCCTCTCTCAAATGCTATATTTTCATTTACTCTCTTCGCTCTCATTTCATTAAATTATGTTCATACCATTCAATTGCCTCCACAATTGGAGCTAAAAGATTCTTTCCTTGATTTTTCTTAAATTTACCATAAATATCAGGTTGCTTATGAATATTCATTGAATCCGTATGCTCTTTTCCATCTGAACCTTTCCAGGACATTTCAACTAAAGACATTCCTTGATAATCGTACTTTCCTCTTCTATAGTCAGGCTCTATGTATATAATCTCGATTCCTAAGTCATCCAATTTTCTGACCATCTCTGGAAGTATCTCTTCAAGCCATGGTTCATTATAGAAATCTATGACTTTTCTGAATTCTCTTTCTAATTTTATCTTATGCCAATTCTTTCCAATACGTAATTTCTCTCTAGGATCAATTCCTCTCTCAAAATCTATAGATTCATTAAATTCCTTTATCTTAAGATATAATTTATGAGCTCTATCTCTTATATCTTTTGGGAGCCTATATGGATTATCATAAGCTATTCTGCCATCATCATATAGAATAGGATAATCAATATAGTCATCGCTTACAATTACTAAGTTTGGTTCCTTAGTATGCGGATTGGTATATCTTTCAATACTCCATTTATTTCTCCTATCCCTCCAGAGAACAGTATATCCTTCACCCATCTTAGGTGGAAGACCGATATCTAAAGCTCTCTTAGGATCTAGACCACGAACAAAATCGACTGATTCATCAAGTCCTCCTAATTTATAGAGTTCACCTTGAAACTTAACCCATTTGCCTTCAAGCTGATCCGCAAGGTAGAACTTATGTCCGGTTGCCCAGAAAGACCATTCTCCCATTTGTCCGGGTATCCAATTCTTTAGAGCAGCTTTAATACTTCTGGAACCCATTGGAGACGGTTCCGAATGATTACCTATATAGGCTTCTGCATAAACAATCTCAATAGGTCGAATACCTATATCCATAGCCTTTTTGGGATCGTCTCCTCTAATAAATTCAGCAGATTCTTTAACAGAATTTCCTCTTAGATTATAGTATTTTCCTCTAAATATAACATCAGGATGTTCCTCTCTTAAATCAGAAAGAGTAACTACGTGCTTCTTCCCATTCTCATAATATTTAAACATTATACCACAATCTCTTGATGACTCCTTAAAATGCGATATTATTTCTGAAGGATTTATATATGGCGAAGCCTCTATTTCTACGGCATTAGCAATCCTTCCTATCTTCATAGCATCCTTAGGATCTTCCCCTCTCTTAAATTCTACACTCTCTTTTAGAATTTTATGAACTATATTCTTAGCTTTCAAATGCTCGTCAATTTTTTTCTTAATTCCTTTATATGCATTCCATGATGAGTGAGCTCCAGTAACCATAATGCCAGGAATATTTGCAACTGCATCATAAAGTCCTTCATCCCCATACATCCCGGTATTTCTAAGAGCAACTACAATATAATATCCTCTATATTCTTCAAAGTATTCAATTGTATACTTATCCCAAGCAAGATTAATACTCCATTTAGTATTCTTTATAATCCAGTCTCTTCCAACACCCATAGAAGATTTAGGATCCTTTCCTCTCTCAAAATTTTGAGATTCGAATAATTCCTCTATCTCCCAATCATCATTTTCAGAATATTTAAAAGCATATTTTAAATCTCCATTTGGAGTTAAACACAAGATTTCCCAATAGGGTAAACTATTTGGATTCCCATCATAATAGGATTCATCTTCAGCTGCTTCAACCTCTATAGTTTTATCCGATTGGTATTTCTTAACTATAAACTTATCTCCTTCTTTAATCTTTCTTCCTTTTCCAATATTCAGAGATTTCTTTGGCTCTTGTCCTCTTTCAAATGATACAGATTCATACATAAAACCAATATTCTGTTTCCATTTCTCTAGAGTATCCCATTTCCTCCAGTCCTCAATATTTGTTCCATGTTTTCCCATAATAAAAATACCATAATCAAAAGATCTGTCTGTCCTCTTATCCGTATTTCTAAAGAAAGTAATTCTTCCTCCTCTATATCCTCTTAATGATGGAAGCCTCCATGATGCAATAGCTTTTTTCTTATTAAGATCTTCTACGCCTATATCTTCCAATCCCAATTCTTTAGCTATCGGTCTTAGTTTATCCAATATACGTAATTCTTCCTTTCCAATCTTTAGAATATCGTATGGATGACCTCCTCTAAGAAAATCCATATTCTCATATGTCTTTTTTGCTATCATAGAATCTTAATCATTAAATCTTCTTCACCATAAAATGGCGATTCATCAGGAAAATTTCCTTTATAATATTTCTCTAAGAAATTCTCTGTTACAAATACTAATTTATCTTTATATTTTTCCCTAATAACCTTTCTTGTTATACGATCCAAAAGATTCATTCCTTCCTCTGTATATGGATCTAAAGGCAATTCAATATAAAAACCTTCTACCTCATCCTCCTTTAAGAATGTTGTAGATAAGTCAGGAAATGCTTTCCTTAAATCCTTAATGAAACTATTATAGAGTTCTTTACAATAGACGCTCCTTCCCAGTCCCATAGCTCTCTTAGGATCTTTTCCTCTTTCGAAATCTAGAGACTCATAAACAAATTTAGCTACATGTTTCTCATCAAGAGGAAGGTCTTTATGAACAAACTCAGATCCCAACTCTGTCTTCAATGATGGAACATATCTATAATCCGGATTCTCCTGTTTAATATATTTCATAAGTCTTGATCCCATTCCCTTTCGTCTCCATTCAGGCCTTATTTGAATATCGCTTATAGTTAATTCGCCATCATAAAGAACATACTCAGCTGCGCCAACTATTTGTCCATCAACATAAATAGCTGCTTCCATATTCACTTGTCCTGAATATGCGTCTGTCGATCCGTTATAATAGGTAATCTTTGGCATATTTAGAATAATATATCAGTTAGCTGCTCTTGATCCCCATCCCAATCATCTAGGACTTTTGATAATTCATAAGCATCCCTTCCGTGAGCATCCCATAGAGGTAATATGCTTATGATCTGCTTTTTAGTCCCAGATATTTCCACATAGACATAGGTATCATCTTCTCCAGTTACTTCATAAGAAACCCCCGCATCCTTTAGCTCCTTTACAAAATCTCGGGTACTCTCATCACGAGTATCGAGAGATCCATTCTTTAATTCCACATCATAAGTAGGCAATTCTACAGTAATAATACGATCCAAGAGTTTATCTAATATCTCTTCTCTGGAGGAAGCTCCTCTTACAAATTTTGCTTTCATCTTTTTTACTTATATGTGTAACCAGGGAATTTAGCTCTACCGTAAACCCTTACCAATTCCAAGAGATCTTTTACCGGAAGATAATCAATAAACTTCCAGAATCTTCCAATATTCTTCCATGTCTGATCATGACGGAAATCTCTTGTCTGGCCAATCTTAAGAGAAGGTTCCCCTGATGTAAATATCAATCGGTATTTTCCATCTCTGGTTTCCCATACTTCAGCGATCGAATCCGGCCAAGTCTCATAGACATTAAAATACTGAGATTCGCCTGAGCCTAAATCCACCCATCCAATAGGAAGAATAGAAGCCTCTCTATATTCATGTTTAGTGCTGGTCTCAATTGGTTTAGAGAAACGACCTATTCCCATCTTCTGGAATATATCTCCTCCTCTTCCAAACGATCCTCCGGACTCTGCATCCTCTCCGCCAAGTCTTTCTGATGGAAGTATCTTACCTCTTTTCCATTCTCTCTCAAGTTTCTCTCCTTTATCAACAGGTCCTTTAACTGGAGCTAATACTCCTTTAGAAGCTCTACCAACAGAAGCACCTAATTCCTGAGCTCTTTCTCTAAAGATTCTTGATACTTCATGATCTGGTCCAAAGACCTCTTCAGCAGCTTCTGCCCGTGCAGCAGCTTTTTCTCCTTTAGCTATAAGAGATGCTTGAGTTGTTGCTAAAGCTATTTCTTTTTCAGGATCTCCTGCAGCCTTAACCTTAATATCTTGCATACGAACAAGATCTTTCTGTCCAAAAGCTTCAAGTAAGGATTCCTTAACAAATCTTGCTTTCATATATTAATTAATTTTAATCTTCATCTTCTTCGTCTTCATAATCAAAGCCCTCTTCTTCATCTTCTTCGTAGTCAAACTCTTCCATTTCTCCATTGATATCTTCCCATGCTTCGAGAAAATCATCCGGGTCAACATCAAATTGCTCTAGAATTTCAGATACCTCTTCAGGAACTTCTTCAATCTCCTTATCGGAAAATCCAGTGATATCTTTCCAATTCTCATCAATGAAATAAGCTACATCGTAAAGATCAATTTCTGCCATATCTTCTATACCATACTCGGATACGAACTGATTGGCGAACTCATTTGAAAATTCTAAATTTGCCATGATATTTAATTATTTTAGGTCTCTCTTGTTAATACTATTTGAACTTCTCCAAAATTATCTTCCTCATGAAATACCTCCCATCCTTCAGATTCCAAATCAGATACTTCATAATTAATTGGACTCTCTATTATTTCCCCGTCATCATCAAGAACTGGCTCGTCATCTGTAGACTGATATAATATTTTAAACTCATAATGAGGAAGACTTTCATAATTATTGCTTAACCACATTCGAGCTATCTCTTTCTTCTTGTCTTCGGGAAGATAGACTTCCATTGCTCCACCTAGCATTTCATCCATATGATTAATTATATCATATAGAGTATCTTCATCATTAATGGCATTATTAATCTGAGCCTCAACTCCTATATTTAGAGATTTCTTGGGGTCTATTCCTCTTTCAAAATTTTGGGATTCTGATATTTTATGGATCTTATATTTTTTCATAATCAGAGGTAATGTCGTGGATGTCAAATATTCAACTACATACTCATGAGATTCATCATCTAATTTAAAATCATTCTGGACAAATCCCCATAAATTTCGAAGCTCCCCACCACGAATTGTTACGCTAAATGATTTTGAATTTTTTTCAATTTCTCTCTCAATAGCTTCCAACACTTTTGATTTAAGGGATAAATCATATCCATTTTGATAAGCGAGTCTTAACCACTTTTCTCCAATACCCAAAGCATCTTTAGGATCTTGTCCTCTTTCAAATCTTATGTTTTCGAAAACAAACTGGGCTTTCATATAAGTAGATTCCATTTACTTATATATTTGTTCTAAAAAGATGAATATATAATTAAATGCTAATTAATAAGGCTCTGGATGAAAAAATTCAATTATGTCTACTGCACAACTAATATATTGAGCGGGAAAAAATATATCGGAAGTCATTCTACAGATAATTTAGAAGATAATTATATAGGAAGTGGAAAAGCATTAAAAGATTCCATTAGATCATACGGAAGACAAAATTTTGAAATTGAAATTCTAGAATTTTTCAAAGATAAAAATAAATCCTTAATGCTAGAAGAAAAATGGATAAAAAAATTAAATACTCTAATCCCAAATGGATATAATATAAGTCCAAAGGGAGGATTAGGAGTAAATGGATGCATTTCAGAGGAGACCAAGAAAAAAATCAGTAAGGCTAACAAGGGAAAACAGCCATGGCTTGGGAAAAGACATTCTAAAGAAACAATCGAGAAGATTAGGAAAAATACAAATGTAGCAGGTAATAGAAATCCATTTTTCGGAAAAAAACACTCTAAAGAATCAATAGAGAAAATACGTCAAAGATCTGGCAAAAATATTCCAAAAACAGAAGAATGGAAATCAAAAATAGGACAGTCAAACAAAGGCAAAAAACATTCTGAAGAATCCAGAAAGAAAATGAGCATCTCTCATAAAGGAAAGATCCCATGGAATAAAGGTATCAAAACTAAGAACCTATAAGAACATTTTTACTGCAGGCAGCATTTTTAGCTTGTTTGACAAGATTCTGCGTAACACTCGGTGATGGCGGAGTTTTAGCATCTATAATAACAGCCATTGCCTCAAGAAGAGCAAATAGTGTTTCTCCCAGAACTCCGCTTGAGTAAGGGGGAGGTCCGATTTTAGTCTGCTGATTACCTGCTGCAACTACTTCATCAGCAGTAACTTCAACACGTGCTCCTGCAGATATATTAACCTCATTCTTTGTTGTGATATAGCACTTATCTCCTTCAAGCTGAATAAGAGAATCCTGATTGGCATGCTGAATAGTAATCATACTATCTGGAGCTATCTGGATAAAGCTACCTCTATAGAATATCTGAATACCAAGATTTCTCTGATAGATTATATTTAGTTCCTCATCCGGATCGAAAGCTAATACATGAGTGCCATCATAATCTTCTTTAATAGCCTCAATAAGTTCTGAATCTATATTCTGAATCGTTGTATATTCTGGCGCGTAAATGTCACCATTATTGAACTGAACTCTGACAAATTGTCCTATTTTAGGAACGGAAAGACTTCCAGCTCCATCTCCGCCAAAGAAAGTGCTATTGATGGGAGTTGCCCATGGAAGTTGTTGAGCATCAACACCATCCATAAGTCGAAAGACTCGGACCTGGCATCTACCCGAAAATAGGGGATCATTATTATTAGTAACAACTCCTATCCAATCTGATTCCGTTAAATCCTTTAATAAAAAATCTGGCTTTTGCATATATTTTATATGGATAAATTTTCACTAGTTTTCAAATAGCTAAATAGATTAAAATCGCCAAATAATTCAGCGTGATCATTAAATTCTAATATACATCCCTTTCCATCAGGACAATCATAAAAACTAATCATAGCTACATATCGATCCCCATTTAGAACCTCTTTTTCCTCTGTTCTATCAGAATTTAGAAGATAATCATAGACATTCGAGATGTAATCAGAATTAGAATCCCTGGAATCGCCAAGAAAAAATATTTTATTCTTAGACAATTTCATCTCATGAATCATTATCCTCTTAGCTGCTAAATCAATTCCTTGAGAAATATAATGATTCATTAAGCTATATTTTGCAAATTTAGAAACACCTATATCCATTACTTTTTTTGGATCTAGTCCTCTCTGAAAATAGAGGGATTCATATATTAATTTAGCTTTCATCCTTCCAATTTATTTTATTTGTAGCCTTACTAGGATTTGGAGTAGGCAAAGGTTTAGTCTCTAAAGGATCTCCATCCACAGCTTCTCCGGGTTCAGGCATATTTAATTTTCCCCCTTCTATCTGCCTATCTGATATTTCTCCTTGAACCAATCCTCCTTCCGCAGATGTTCCAAGCTGTTGACTTGGATTTGTTGTTCCCATTCCGCCCTGAGCGAAAGAGCCTAAACCAGATTCTCCTTGGGGTAGTCCTTCTCCTGCATCCGATCCTAATTGTGATGATGCTGGAATAGTAGATCCAGAAGATAATTGACCGTCAGTAGATCCCAATTCAGCAGAAGATCCTGATTCTATTTGTTGAGTCTTTGGTGATGTTGCTTGGCCTGCGAGAGGCTGCTGTATCTTTTGACCCTCAAGCTGTCTTCCCATTGTTGAAACAGAAGATGGGATTCCTTCAAAGACTAGATAATCCTTAACTTCTTGCGGAACATATTGCTCATTGTATGCCTGCTTAAGAGCATTCCTGCTCTCAATAGCCATTGCAGAATTTATCTCTCCCAGAGCTGTAGAGATTAAATCTGTAGCTTTCGAAAGGTCCTTAATCTTTTCCCATTGACCGGTATCCGAAAGAACCATATTAGCTGCCTGTTTAAGCTCTAATGCATCGGAATCAGTTGCTTCCGATTGAGAGATTCCTAATAAGAAATTTCTAAATTGAGTATCGATTAAATTTCCCTCTAATTCCTGAGATGGAAGAGTGTCTTTAACAGATTCTTCCAAAGCTCTTCTTGCTGCCCCAAATAAGGTAAAGACATTTTTTGATTGAATAGCAGCGATAGCTTCATTAAAGGAGATTCCCAGTCCAGGAATTTTACTTACCTTCAATTCATCTATCTTACTCTCAACTAGGTTCTTCACTAATGCCTTTCCAGCCGTAAGAGTATTTCCCAGCCAAGTTGCTGGATCAATAGGATTAACTGAATTAAGATCCTGACTATAATTAGGAGAAGAATTATGAAGGTTATCTACTCCTCCCGTTTCTACAAAAGGCTTAATTGACTCGTGCGAAGGATTCGAAAGAATGTCTCCTTTAGCATAATTAGATAGAACAGGATTTGCGTTCGGATCTGTTGATGTTGATAATTTTGTAGGATTCGCAATTGATTCCATTGGAATCCCTATACCAATATTTCCAAATGGGCCTATTGGAAGACCTGCTCCCTCATCCGCTGTTGTATATAGAGTCCTATTAAATCCATTAATCATCCAGTCATAATAGAAGTAATTAAGCATCGGATTAATATATCTCTCATGAACATTGCCAACCTGGATAGAAAATTCCATTTCTCTCATCTGGGTTTCAGCAACAGTAAGAGTATCAGGAATAGTTTTTATAGAAGTGATATCAATTTCACATCGTTCAAATTCTAAAACATAAACAGGAGTAAATCCATCAATAACTTCTAATATCATAGGAGGAACTTCGGATCCGGGCATAAGTCTACTTGTAAAATTAGACTGATGGAAAGTTCTAAATTCTGTAACATAAACAGTTAATTTAAAATATCTCATCATATCTGGAAGAATCCATCTCTGGTAAGTATCATCCCATGCTATTTTTCTATAGAGATTTAGGAGATGCGTGGTTCTCATATCTAAAGCCTCCAACATCTTAATGACAATTCTGCCATCTTTAGAAACCCTTTTACCTCTTAAAGGATTAATATCCAAAACTGAATCCAAACCAGAAATCTCTTGAAAATACCATTGATTGCTCATCTGAAGATCATTCCAGCCATCAATAAAATCCAATAACATATTAGCTCGAAGGAGCTCATTATTATCTCTTAAGTATTGGTATGCGGAATATTCGGTTCTAGCCAATAGATCATCCTCTCCATATTTGTTAAAGAGAGGCATAGGTATCCTATCAAAATCTGTAATCTCTAAATCTGTATGAGCATAATCAAATCTAAGCCTAAAAGTTAGATAAGTAGGTTCATCAAAAGTTTTTTGAAGAGCTCCACTTCTCTGAAGCATCTCCTGCTTAAAGACATCTCCTACACCTTTAAATAACTTATAAGGAGTCCTTGGATATTTTTCTTCAATTTGAGGCATATCTATTATTCATTTTGGTTTTTTCTTGGAGCTACTTCCACAGGAGCTGGCCATTCTCTTCTTGTTAATAAGAAACTCTGGGAGAAATCATTAAGTATATTATCAGCCTGAGCAGCCCAAGAAAGAGTAAATCCCTTTACATAAAACCATCCGGAATAGAATCTATCAAGCATTTCTGATTGCTGAAAATCATTATCAACTTTTATAGCTTCCAGTCTGTCTTTCTTTAGTATAACAATAGGCACTTTATCTCCTTTGATTACATTAAGGTTTACTCCTTGTACTTCTATTTCAACATTTAGTTTTTCAAGTTCTACTTTATTTATAAGATTGTGAACTCTGGCTCTCATATAATTACGATGCTGATTCCCGGTCCATTTAGTATTATCCTCTTCAGGATTAGAAATTGTATATTGAGTTCCAACCCAAGCGGTTCTCTTATAAATATCATTATAATTATAATTAGCTCTTGCACTCTGATCACCCGTTGATGGATCCCACTGAGCTCTACCTCTTAGAATAATATGAGTAGATAATTTATCCTTATCATAATCTGGTGGGATTTCAAGTTCCCAATATTTCTTGGCTTCTGGATCAGAAAATAGAGTGTTATGGTGTTCAAAAAATGAACAATAAGATGAAGTGCCATATTCAAATGTTATTCTAGATGCATTATTAATAGGCCTCCAATTAGTAATATAGAATGAGGAAGTCCTATAACTAGATATATTTGAAAAGGCTTTAGGTCCTCCGACTGTCTCATCACTCTTAGTTCCCCACCAATAGCTACTAGGCACATTTCCTATAAGAGCTGCATCATCAACTTCTTCCTCCCCTGATAATAATTGTTTCTGTATATTAACGAAATTAAGATTATAATAGATATCAATCCACCAGTCAAAGAAAGAATCCTCATCCTTCCATGCTCTCTCCGTTATTTCATCAATGATTTCTGCAATAGTATCAATAGAATACCAAATTTGCAAATCATCTGTATCTTCTTCATTAGTATTAAATCCAAGACCTATATCTGTAGCAATCTTTTTTAAAGCATCCATGGAAGTACCTTTAATAGATTCACTTCCCATATAAGCATCCCATCCCGGAACAAATAATTTGCCAAAGAAAGTCATGGAAACAGAAGATACATCAGTTTTCTTTCTAGTAGTCCTAACTCCCGTAATTACATAATCATTTCTTATAGGCTTTAATACATCTGATTTACTCTGAATAGCAATTGAGATGATATCTCCATCCATTGGCATATTCTTTGATAGAAATAGTTCATCAGTAAATGAAACGGAAAGAGTAATTTCAGGGACCTTTCCTGTTGAGTCAATAATTAAATGATCTATCTCATTCCTAGATAAGAAATAATCATTAATTTTTATAAGCGGAAATTCAGCTGAAGCCAAGCTCTCTACCTTTTGAGTCTGCGATTCCGCTCCTTTAGTTTGCTGAACAGACAATTCATCCAATACTATGGTCGATTTGAATACATTCCATATTCTTTTCCCATCCTTTGTCTCCGGAGATTCAGGAGGAGGATTCTGTGACTGAGTTTGGGGATTAAATGTGTAGTCTGCCATTATACTTTTCTGGTTTTAATAACTTTTGTTAGAAATTCTGCTGAACTCATCCCGTTTTTAAGACAGGCTGATTCTCCAATGTTCTCTCCGAAATAAACTCTACCATTTCTATAAGTAATTCCCTTCTCTCCTTCTTCAGCAATATTCGGTGGAAGAGCGCCATCAGATATTTTTTTATTAAGATTTCTATTATCAAAATCTTTTAGATCTCCATCTCTTTTAGGAATCTTAGTAGGATCAATATACTTATAGGAGTTCCTAATTCTTTTAGCGTCAGAACCCTCAGTATCATCTGTTCGAGTTCGGGTATTACTTTTTGCACTATTAAGATCAGGAATAGCAATAACATCTCCCTGGTCAATAGTAAATGGATTAGATATTCCATTATACTTTAGAATATATTCCGTATACAACGTATTATTATACATTGCCTGGGATATAAGATCCGGTCTCATTTCATAATCCGAAGGAACTCTATAGATTGAAAAATTAAAATAATCATTAGTCTTGAAATCAAACATTGTCTGAGTCAAATCTCTAACAATTGTTCCATCAGGTTTTCTGAAAAGGGGTTTCCTATCTAAACTATTTAAAAACATAATTATCTAGTTGATTTTTTACTTACCCAAGTTACTGAGCGGAATTCGCTTCGGGTCATTATATCTCTGTTATTAAAGAATAAATTCTGCTGATTTGGAGTTGTAGCAGCAAATTTGCTTCTGTTCCATATGGATACAGATCCCTGCATAGCATTCTCTTTTACGGCTGAAACCCCAGTCTTACCACCGGTTGTAGCTGCTCCCCCAATAACAGTACCGGATCTCCAATCTCCAGGGGATCTTCCAGTAGCAGTCTGAGCATTTCCTGTGAAATTATCTACTCCAGTCTCATAATCTGCAGAACCAGATATATGGTCTGGAAGATCGTATATTCTTCCCATACCTCTGTTAAACATACTCTGGATAGAATCCTTATCTCTTGCCATTCCATGTTCAAGATTAACCGTAATCTTTACCTCTAATGGAAAATCATCAGGACCTAGTTCATTTCCAAATTCAACTTCCATACTCTCGCAAATAAGATTTCCAATCATTGCAATTGGGTTTAGAGGATTACCTATTGTAAGATGCCATTCACCTACCGGTTCTCCTATAAGGAGAGCTCTTAATCCTGTAAGATAAGGGATAGCACCCTTAGACTTATCTGCTGCTCTATGCTTAACAATATTGGAAAGAATATTATCACCTTTGATAGCTTCTCCACCAGCTCCAGCAACACCGCCTTCCTTAAATCCCGAAACAAGATCATTAATAAGGGCTTTTCCTAAATCTAATAATCCTCCTGCTCCTAAGAGCTTCTCACCGAAACTATGAATAGTGGTCTCTCCCCATCCGAGTGGATCTCCTCGATACCATTGCTGGATACCTTTATCTCCTCCCATGAAAGGATATTTCTGAGGATCCGCCATAAATCTATGCTGACCTCCCCAAAACATTGCTGAAGCAGAGCCTATAATAAGAAAATTAGAGATAATATCTAATAGAACTGCTTTAGTATTCACACCACCTATAGGCCTTGCAACATATTCAAATTTAAGAGATATTTTATTCTCATATTTTAATCCTCTTTCTCTTCTCCATACTTTAGTGATAGCATTAACAGGACCTATAATTCTGTTCTCATAAGGACCATCTTTATAAGGATCTGGAGGTAAAGATCCCTGATTGTATATAGCATTACTATCATAATTTCCAGTTGCTATATTTAGTTTTTTAGCCATTGATGCTAATCCGCCAAATAGCCCAGCCGGACCGGCTTCCACATCTGGGTTAGCCTGAGACTCAACTTCCCATACATCAGATTCTAATTCCCCCCAATTCATCCCAGTTGTAAATTTTAGAATATCGGATAACTGATTTTCAGTTTCCTCGCCAAAATAAGTAACTGCTGTAGCCATAGGAGGAAAATCCACTCTTTTACCCGTTCCTTGATCTTCATTACCTGATTCTGCAGCAGAATTCTTTACAACTTGACCTAAGCCTGATTGAGTTTTTTCTGTAGCATCTTCAGCATTTCCCTTTCCATCAGCAGATTTACTAGCAGCAGATCCTGCTCCAACAAATCCATCCATACCAGGAAATTTCATATTATCAAGAATCGGAGCTGGAAATCTTCTTAGAGTAATCATTCTATTATTAGGAACGAGATTCCAGTATTTACAGAATACAAAGTCGCTGAAATGGTAAGGAGTTCTTCCATAAGGATCTCCTTCTCCCCAGTTTATAATTGATGTTGTTGTAGGATTTTTACTATATGCTAATCTTCCATCCTCAGTCATATCAATCTCATACCATTTCCTCTGTCCTTTCTCATCAACAAGAGCTTTTCCTCCTTCTGATCCATATAGTTTAATAATTGCATAGCTATTTGCAACTGCTTGAACCCCTTGATAAAGAGGATCCTTTGCCACAGCCGCTTGTTTAGATGCCATCGCTAAAGCTAAATCCTGACTTTGAGCTGTTTCCATATCAGAAGCCTTGATTGCTTCGGTGCTCATAAAGAATCCAGTAGTTCCTGCATCCATAAATCTCTCATCATATGGAATAACTGCTATTCCCATTTCATATGAGAGCCGATCAAGTCTTCTATCAAATGGAGATCTTCCTGTTGTAGGCGGGAAATTTGTAGTAATTTTTCCAGATCCTTGCTGACCTGTTTCGGCATTCAGATCCTGAGCACGAGAATTCTGCAAACACCTTCTAAGAGCTTCCGATGATGGTTCAAGTTTTTCTCTCCATACTCTAACTGCAGCTCTTGGTATTAGTCTATTCAAATTCTCTATATCTCTTCTCTCTTTTTTCTTGGCACTCCAATCCGGATCTGCATTAACGAGAGAATTATAAATCTTATTGACCTCTACTCTAAAACATCCATTGAGACCATATTGATACCCAAATTCTGCAGCATCCTTGATACTCTCTACAATAGAATCTATCTTAGCATCGATTTTTCCTTTTATATCTTCAGCCATGTGAGATTTTTATTTTATATATTCGTGTAGAATAAAAAAGGGGATAAACCGCAAGGCCCGATAATCATCTAGGAATACCGGGCCTCGAAACTGTTTCTACACGTGGACAGATCAGCTAAACTATTTATGCCATTCTGTAAATTTAGATATTGGCTTACACTCTATTAATCGAACTTTTTTGATTGAAGGAAAGAATATGATCTCATTAAAATATGGATAGTAATCTTCTAATCTAGGAACATTGTAATCATCTAAAAGAACTATATCTCTAATTCTATCCATGGGTTCCAAGACATCAAATAAATTCTCTATGACATCTTTGTTCAGGAACTCATTCGAATATATTATTCCCCTAATTCTTTTAGATCTTACATAAGTCTTTATTAATTCTATTATCTTCTCGCTGACGATAAAAGCTCCATAATCATCTATGGTATCATATGAATATTTGTGATCCGCTAAAATCTCAGAAACACTAATAATAGAATATAACTTTAGATTTAGAAAAGATCTCTTTAATTTCGGTATTCCCTCAATCGTTATATAAAACTTCATATTATTCTTTATGTCCTACAGCAGTTTCTACTTCTTGCTTATATATTTCTTTGGCTTTATCCTGAGCTTCTACCCAACTCATTCCCTTATTAACTATAAGGTCTGTTGCAATTGAAGCTATTCTGGCTGAAGCTGCATTATCATTTGTCTGATTTTCCTGGACTCTTCGAACCTCTTTCATCTGAGATTCAAGTTTTTTTCCTTCTAATATATTCTGCCTTGTCATCTCAAATCTTTCAGCTCTAGGAAGACCTTTCTTATACTTGTCTAATCCAAGCCTCTTTTCCATTGCTTTTCTTTCTCTTCTGTTCATAGTTTTTATTTTAATAAATTAGTATCTTATTATAGCTTTTTTCCGACTATATAAACCAAATGGTCTGTAGAAATTATATTTTAATAAAAATCTTTTTATCCTATCCTTATTTATTCCCATTGTTTCTGCTATTCTATTGACAGGAAATTTAAGCATCAAATGCAATCGGATAATCGTAAACTTTTGTAACTCAGAAAAATATTTTTGATTTCCATTAATCTTTCTGGATTTAGCACTATAAGACATCCTTCTTTTTTGATCTTCGTTTCTTTTTTTGCCCTTTAATGCTTCACCTATTTTCCTTCTGGTAATTTCGCTATGACAGCCATATATTGTGAGTCCCCCGGTAGGAGAGATATTATATCCATTAGGATCCAAAGTATTATATTTTTTAATAAATTCTTCTTCTGATGCTCTAGCTTCTTCAATGTTTTTATATTCTTTTAAAATAGTTCTTCGAAAATTATGTTTTCCATATTTCTTAATAGCTTTAGAAATAAGAATTCCACTTCCATAATATTCCTTCTTATTTCCATTATGGGATCCAATATATTTTTTCCCATTAATTAAATTTTCTGATATGTAAACAAAATTTGCCAAATTAAATAGCTTGCTTAACAAAAAAGTCGAATAATCTATTAAAAGTTCCAAGGAAGAGAATATCATCTGTTTGAGTTACTCTTGAAGACTCAACAAATTTAAAATTCCTCTTCTTTTCAAGATCCAGCACATTCTCCTCGATTTCTATATCAGTTACATTAACTGCATAAGCCTTGAGAGCTGAATCTGATGCTAAACTGTTGAAGAGACTTCCTAAATACATCCACCTTGAAGCATCTTTAACATTGACTCCTATAACTGAGTAGAGTATTCTATTAGCTCCTACAAGATTAGTTTCATCATCTTTAGAAAAATAATCAGTTAGCAGAGTAAGAGTATGCTCTTTTTCCTCATCATTCCAGAGTTCTATCACTCCTATTTTATCTAAGAGACCATCCTTAATTGTGTAAGGCAATATGCATGCTTGATCATATTTGCTCTGAATATAATAGCGATCATTCCATTCAATTACCTTTTGGAAGTCGTTCTCTAGGACAAGTTTTTTCTCGTTGATCATTTTTCTTTTTTATTTTTAGCCTTCTCTACAGCCGGTTCGCCAATTACAGGCTCTTCCACAGCTTCAGGTTCTTTCAAATTAAAAGAATCTTTGATCTCTTTAGAGAATTCATTCCCATATGCTTCTTTAAGAGCTCTCCTAAGACTATCTTTTAATTTCTGGTCATCTAAGTTTCTAATTATATATTCGATAACTTTATCACCCCCCTCTTCGAAGGATTCTTCCGCTACATTATATAAAGCTTTAGATGGGAGAGAGACTATCAAATTCATTTCGATAACAGTATCAAACTTCTTAGCCTTGTCCATCATTAGGTATACAGGATCGTTAGAAACCACTCCTAATTCGTCATTAGAAGCTCGCTGCTGAACGTTTGTCCCTTGTGAAAGGTTAGTATTAGATCCTTGAGAAAAGCTGTTTACTTGTCCAAAAGAGGACTTAGTAGGCTTAGGTGGAATGGGAGTTACTTTCTTCCTACCCTCTATAAAAGGCTGAACTATCTGCATTCTACCATCAGCATCCATCTCTTGTCTCTCCTCTTGACGCCCGACCCATTCCTCTTTAAATGTCCAAACATTCGAAGGACTATCGACTTCAGCCATAAGCTGCGCAGACCATTTTCTTTCATTAAGAGGAAGTATGAGTTCCTCATTACATCTTGAACCATCTTTGAAACATACAAAAATAATTCCTTCATCCTCTTCAATCTTATCAAAGACAACGACTTCTCCCTTTCGTTCCCCTGCTAAAAATTGAAAAAATCTTCTTTGCTCTTCCATTATTTGATATTTAAAGGACTATTAATCCTGTATTTTAATCTTCTTAACATGGACCTTTTTAACTTCCACATCATAGGGAGATGGTTTTTTTTCCTCTTCTACCACCTCCGTTGGTTTTTTTATATATATCTTTCGATTTTTTTTTCGAAAGAGATTTCTCAAAATGTTCATTCATTTTTCAGATATATAATTTATACTCTAAATAATTATTAAGTTTTATGAATTTGAAATTTGACCATAAATTTTATTATATCTATTTAACTAAAAATATCATAACCCAAAAATGTTACATAGGATGGCATTCATCCAATAGTTTAGATGATGGATATGTTGGCAGCGGAATTGCTCTAAAAAAATCTATAAAAAAATACGGTGAAGAAAATTTCATTACAGGGATAATTGAGTTCACGGATAAAAAAAGTGTTTTTGAAAGAGAAAAATTTTGGATTGAGAAAATTGGAACCTATAAAAAAGGATACAATTTAACAAAAGGAGGGGATGGAGGGGCTTCTAAAAATCACAGGGGGAGGCCTAAAGGATTTAAGCACAGTGAAAAAACAAAAAGAAAAATTAGTTTATCCGAATCGGGTAAAGCTGTTTCCGAAGAAACAAGAGAATTAATGTCCTTAGCTAAAAAAAATAAATTAATGAATCCCGATACTGTTAAAAAAATATCCGATAAAAATAGAGGAAAGAAAAGGTCTGCAGATCAAAAAAGAAAAATTAGTGAATCCCTAAAGGGAAATCCAAACCTTGGAAAAAATTTAAAAAATAGGGAGAAAATAAAATGCCAATATTGTGATCGAGATATTGACATATTTATGTTTTCTAGATTTCATGGGGATAAGTGCAAATCTAAAGAGATATAAATTGTTTATAAATCTCTCTATATTCTTCCATCCACTCAGCATAAAATGACTCTTCTGCCCATCCTTTATAGTCCTCTCTAAACCGCTCTAATACTTCTTCAAAATGCTTCTTGTAATCTCCCTTACTTAAAAAGTCCATTCTCAAAATAGGTATGATAAATGTGTGCTGTGTTCCCTTTACCCGCCAGAAATAGGCAGGAACTCCTCCATGTAGAAATGAACCATATTCTACAAATAGAGGAGATATCCAGCCTTCTGGATTAACTTCAACAACTTTTAAATCCTTTATGTCTTTAAAGTCGTAATTGTTTGGCATCTTTATCCTTTTTCAGATTCTGGCCTCTCTTCAACTTCTCCTTCTCCATTATCTCCGCTAACTCCGGTTTTATCTCCTTTAGAATTAATCAAAGCTCCTGAAAATTTTCTAACTCCTAGTAAGGCAGCAGACAAAAGGCCAAGCTGAAGAACTTTATCAAAAATCTCTATAGCTTCTGGCTTTCCTATCCACCATCCAACCAAAACTGTCAAAAAACCTAAGGTAGCTACTAATCCCATTATAACTCCGATAAAACCGCTTCCACTAGTTTTACCCGTATTGGAGTTGTTGAAGGTTTCGCTGAATCGAAATTTCGATTTATTATACATAGCCATAATAAATATTTTTAGCTGATTACATTATATTTATCCAGCTAAAAATATATGGCCTTATCTTACTATTGATATAATTTTTGTAAGAGTAATCTGAGCTATTTCGAAATCGAATCCTTCAAGCTCCTTGGTCATCTTAGCTTCAACATCTGTAGGGGAAACACCTTCAACGATATATTCGTCCCTACGAGTTTTGGTCTGGCCTTTAGCGCCTTCGTAATCTGTTTTAACGATAACTTTGTAAAATGAATTTTCTGACATATTATTTAATTTTTAGAGTTAATTATTCTTTTTCAATCATTTCATCTGTGATAACATCTCCCACAGCTGGAGCTTTAGCTCTGATCTCATCAGGCAGCACATTATTTGTATCAAATGCAGAAGGAACTTTTCCACACTTTTCGCAAACAATAATAGGCATAGGAACTAGTTCCTCCCTTCCATTAGGAGAAAGGAGAGCTGATATCTTCTTGAAGAATAGCTTCTCCATAAATATCATTCCTCCGCATTCGCATACCACATTTTTTGAATTCCTGAGCATATCAGGGGTAATTTGTGGTCTTTGCATTCTTTGATTTGCAGCACCTACTGCTGCTTTTGCTCTTAAATCTTTTGGGTCCATTTATATTCTTTTTTAATGCGTTTCTTTATCTTTTAATATACTACAAAATGATCCGAGTGGTCCTGCTAATTCTAGATATGAGACATAGAATTTATCCCTATCCATATCAAATTTAGTAGCTTGTCCTTTGCTAATTTTAATATAATATCCTTTGGTGATATACATATTCCATCTAGCTGAAAGAATTTCATCCCTAGAGACCCTAAATGGATCCTTTAAGAAAAAGGATTTAAGTCTCTCTTCAAAGATCTTATCCTTAACCATTAGGGGATGATGTTCAACTTCAGAGGCCTTATCAGATTTGCTATCCTCTTCTATAGTAAAAATATAGAACTCGGAAAGTTTACGGATATCTGTTATCTTTATATTATGATGTGTCCAATCTTTTACTTCTGTAGTCATGATTTCTGAGTTTTAAAATTTATGATTCATCCTGAAGTTCTTCCATCTTCTTATCTAGTTCCTCTTCAGAAAGGTTAAATGTATCTGCTGACATACCAACAAGATTATTGGTTCTATAACTAGCAGCATAATAAGACATACCCTTCATCGATCTCTTAAGATCGTTTTTGGATATATTAATATTCATATTGATACCCATAGCAGATCCTCCACTCCATGCATCAATATCAGCTCCAAGGAATAAGAATTCCCATCCTTCTTTTGTTCTCTGATTTTTGATCATTTCGTTTATAGCCTTCTGGGCATATTCGGTAGATGCATTCTCATATCCATCAGTTAGGATAGCAAACAGGACTTTTTCTGGCTTCTCATCTTCTGGAGTCTCATCAAGTCTAGCTGTAACTGAATTAACGGCTTTACCAACTGCATCAAGAAGAGCTGTTGAAAAGGATGGAGTATAAGTGCTCTCGTTGAGCGGAGAGACCTCTTCTATAGGAGTTCCCTCATTAATAACATTATAATAATCCGAGAACTTAACAAAAGTAAATTTCACAGTTCCTGGTATTCTCTTTTGAGCTTCAATAAATTCATTGAATCCGCCAATGGTATCTCCTTTTACAGAACTCATGGATCCGGATTCATCAAGGATAAAAATAATTTCAGTTAAATCTTTTTTCATGTTCTTTCTTTTTTAATTTATATGTAAATTTCTTAACGAAGTTTTAAAGATTTTTCTTATTTTTAAGCGTTCTACTAATTTTCTCTTTTTGCTCAGCTGACATTTTAATCCCTATATTCCGGGGTTTTTGCCCTTTATGAGCCTCACTCATATTTTTTCTAGATTGCGCAGAATGTTTAATACCTCTATTTGCATTACCTATTTTATTTTTTGTCTCCTCTGATCTGGGCCTTCCCCTAAATTTGCTTACCCTTCTTTCTATAGTTTCTTCGCTTTGCTTAACCCCTGTTGTTGCTTCTATAATTCTTTCTCTATAAAATGGATCTTCTTTATATTTTTTTCTAACAGTTTTAGATATTTGGGCTCTCATTTCATTACTATATCCTCCATTACATTGAGTTCCCCCGGCCGGACTTATATTATATCCATTAGGTCTAATGGTATTATATTCATTAATCCATTTTTTCTGCGCATCAAAGGCTTCTTTTTTTGTATTGAAAAATTCTAATATTTCTTTTTTGAAATTATGCCTACCATATTTTTTTCTAGCCCTAGTTATTAAAATACCTCCTCCTAGATACCCATCATCTAGATTATTTGTTGAATGGTCTCCCACATATTGTTGTCCATTTAGCAAATTAGTTATTATATAAACATAATTATACTTCCATGTTTTTTCCATCTTCCTGTATAATTTTAATTTCAGGGAGATAATACAAAAATTTTCTTTTGTTTATTTTTTCATATCGGATAGTTCCATTTCTTCTCCAGTTATTCAAAGTTTGCCTGTGAATCCGAAAAATCTCAAGGATTTCTTTGGATGAATATTTATTATCTTCCATATATTATATATCGGGAAATTTATACAACTTTTTACAACTTTTTACTTTTTTTCGAGATGTTTTAAGTAATCCTTAATCAGATTCGTTCTATATTCCATTTCATTTTCCCTAATACTTTTTATCTTAAGAGGATTTTTACTTCTATCAATTATTTTATCAGGAATAAGTCCTTTGAATTCTTCTTTAAGTATTTGCTTTCCCTTTCTTTTTTCCCATGGAATTCTTAGCGCTTTCTTAACTACATCATGACCTAAAAACGGATTTCGACATTCTATCGTGAAATGCATAGACATACGATCTATTCTTACTAAGTGGTAGAAAGGAAGCTCCTGGAAGACGTCTGATCCCTGAGAATCATAAACCTTTGCTCTTCGATAACCTGAAAATAATTCATCTGCCCCGTCTCCAGTCAATACAATTTTATTCGTAATATCCTTAAAGAGATAGTATTGAGGAATGACTGAACCAAGATCAATCATAGAATCGTTTATATCATAGATCTTCATCTTCTCTTCATGGGGAATATTATCTGGATCCACATCTAAGAATTTAAGATCAGGATTCCATTCCTTCTCCATGAATCTGATATACTCTCCATCACTATCATTCTTTATAGAATAGACATCAACATCAGCGCCTAATTTACGTAGAAAATAGAGAATTATTGTGCTATCAAGCCCACCAGAGAATAGGGCTGATACCTTATATTTTTTGGATAGAAGTCTACGCTGAACAGATTCCTCAAGAAGATCATGTATAGATTTATCGGGAACATTAGCTGACCAGTCATAATAGTTATCAAGAACTGTATGAACCTCTTCTCCCTTAACAAAATGGTAGAATCTATTAGGCATGATACGACGAACATCTTCATAGATAGTCCGGTCATCTGTATTATAGCCCCATTTATTAACTGTGCTTATAAAGACTTGATCTATAACTCCGGATTTGGTTAAGCCCTTAACCTCGCTGCAGATCTCCTGAGTATTAACATTATAATAGAGTTGCTTCTTACCTAAAGGATCCGTGCATGCAAAAGTATTATATCCGTCAGAGATAACAAGACTCCAGAATCCGTCCCAAGTATTCATCTCATCAAGGAGTTCCCCAAGCATATCAGCATTATTCAGAAAGTCCTGAATATATTCTGTATCATTATCATACTTGGATTTATCATAATTGAATATCTCTCCATTGAATAAGAGGAAGAAATCGTCCTTAAGAGGAATAGGCTGTTGCCAATTATCATCCTCGAGTGTCTGGATAGGAAGTCTGTGATGAGCATAATTCCATCCATCCATTACCTTAGAAGATGTCTGGATTCCTCTATGCTTAGTAATAGGAATTTTCTTCTCGTCCGGTGTTATAATAATTCCGCACATATTATTCTACTTTATCATATGTTTTTTCAAAAATATCAGGCTTACAAGGATAAAACTCCCCGTTAACTCCCTTTATAATCCAGTCACCCTTTTTAGCTAACATATCTCCTTCGAGGGTTTCAATACTAAAAGTCTCTGAACCCATTGATCCTGGCTTCCATTTACGGAGTCCCATTTCCATTATCTTATCCCAGCTATCCTTGTTTCCAAGCCATTGCTCTGCCTCAATCTCTACAGGCTTTTTTCTGAATTTAGGCATATTAAATAAGTTTATCGATTAATTTCATTTCCAAGCATTTGTCAGAAGTCCACCAAAGATCATGTTCAAGTATCTTATCTAATTCCTCTTTTGGAACTCCCGTATATTTTCCATAGACCGATTTAATCATATCCATAAGTCTGTCGCAGTTTTCAATATCATCCTTGAGCTCCTTGTATTTTCCCCAAGTTGCTGAAGAGAGCTGATGGATAAGCATAAATGAATTCTTAGTCATCCATCTCTTTGTGCCTACAACAGAAAGGAAAGTTCCGGCTGAAGCAACTCCTCCTTCAACAATAGTTATGATATCCACCTTTTCTCGGAGCCTTAGAATAGTATCCATAGAAGAAATACCTGCAAAAATACTTCCGCCATAAGAATTAATATGAAGATAGATCTTAGGTTTACCCAAATCATTCTTAGCACAAAGGGCTAAGAGTTCATCAGATTTCTCCTGTAATACTTTGTTTAATTCCAGACAGGATTTATGTTCCACATCTGCATAAAAATAGATATGATTCGATATCTTTTGCAGAGCTGTTGAATCATTAGATCCTTCCGCGTCTTTTTTAGCACCCCAAATGTAGTTTTTCATTATTTTTATTTTTCGATTTCTATTATGTCAGCATTCATAGGAACAGCCTGGTCCTCCTTAGCCAAAATGGATATAACAAATCCATCATGCTCCGAAACAATATCATTATGCATCTTCATGGATTCCAAGACAAATAAGACCTGCCCCTTCTTAACTTCCTCTCCTTCTGTAACAGGGATACGAAGTATCTTTCATGGAAGCGGAGATTTAATTAATGTTTTCATATTGTGTAATTCTGAAATTTAATAATTCTTTTTCAACATTCCAGCAATGAAGCGATCCGATCCACATACTCATCTGACCAAGTTTAAGAGATGGATCGACCTGGTCACGAACATACTGAGCCAGTCTTACTGTCATATAAACATCATTCTTAAAATGCCTAAATATATCACAACTTCTAATAAGATAAGCTATATGGAGTTTCCCATTACGAATAAGAAAATGATATCCAATTGTGCAAGGTAGTCTCACACCATCATCTCTCTGATCCTGGGGATGCCATATGGCAAAGAATGCCTGGCGAGTTCCTTGGTCCTTCTTTAATTTCTCTACGGTATCTGCAAAGTTACCAAAGTTGTATCCCATCTTGCCGGTTCCCTTTATAGAAGTATCAGGCCAGAATCGTTCCATGTAAGTGTGAGAGAAAAAGGTCTCTCCTTCCTTACGAAACTTCTTATCATTATCTTCTGTATTAACTTTGTAATAAGGCCAGTTCTGATACTCATATCCAGGATTATGATTGCAATCCGGATTAATCCTTTCCTGAAAATGATTCTCCGCCCATGGAAGATCTGCAGCACATTCCTTTCCTAATTCTTCTGCAGTTTCCGGCATATCCATTTGAATATACCGATTGATTATTTCATAAAGACTATCAGGAGCATCAATAGCCTGCCATTTCTTGGAGGTAGCTACCTCTCCATTGTTTTTAAGATCTCTAAATGATTCTGCTATAACTTTACTTATCTTCATTTCATTAAGTTTTTTATTTTATCAATATACCATTGGTAATTAGTGGAACTAAATCTTTTTACGTAAGAAGGATGTTCGAGTTCTCCACCTCCAATGCCTGTCTTTTGCGTGACCTCTTTACCCATTGTAATAATTTTTCTTGGCTGAATAGTGTCTATTTCCTCTTTAAGAGCTCTCATTCGATCCTCATCATTATCAAATCCTTTACCCCAATTTGTGAAATAGGGCATAGTATGTTCATAAATTCCTGCTTCATAAAGAGCTTTATGGAGGAATGCGCTGGAACCTTTATCTGAAAGAAATCCTTTGATGTATCCATTTCCAACAGATTTATTGCTTGGCTCATCACCTATAATCATAATCCCGTCTCTCTTGACAGATCCTGTATATAGATATCCTCTTAGATCAATACAATAAGAATCGGCTGTAACATGCTTGTTAACTGCTTCTTCTATTTTAAGAGCGACATCATCTTTTTCGAAATTATATCGGACAACAGGGAGAAAGGATTTTTCAATTATGGAATCATAAACCTGGAGCATCCTATCCACATCATTCTCATCTACATAATCATCTCCTCTTGTCTTAATATTTCGGATGATAGTTTCTCTATCCGGTCGAAGATAGAATATAACCGGAGCATAAGGAAGCATAGCTGCTTCAATCTGAAATTGACCCCAGGGAACCATAACCTCTCGATCACCTTTAAATTGAGGATACGCAAGTTCACTAAGATAATACCTCTCCAAGAAATATCCATAATACATTGGAGGAGTATGTAAATAATAGGCTAACTGATTGACTTTAGGATAGTAGGGTTTAAGAACCCCAAATGTAGTCTCTTTCTTAATATACTGAACGAGCGTACTTTTACCAGCTCCATCTGGTCCTTCTATAATAATCATGTTCTTTTGTATTTTAGTATTTTATGTAGTTAAATCTGAAGAGTTTTCATTTCATAGGCAATTATTGCTCTTAAAATTTCGTTCCATGTGTCCTCATGATATTTCCCGTCTGGAAGATCATTCCCTCTTGTCCATTTCTCCCCAGGCCTTGGTTTTCTAGATGAGACTGTGCATCCTAAATATGAATTAGCCATCGAATCCTTCCAATGAACATGGATAGAATACGTATTATCGTTAGTAAAGAAATTAACAGTAATCCAGTCCTCTATTGACTTAGCAGGCTTAGAAATAAGCATAACAGAATCAACATTTCCATATCTTGCTAATTTCTTAATCTTATGAGCAAAATCTGAATGCCAAGGATGATTTAATAAATCCTCCCATTTAATTAGTTTACAATTAGCTTCTCTTTCGAAGATCTCTCTTCCGTGTGTTTTAGGATTAAATTGAATTTCTCCATCTCCATGTGGCGCAGCAAGATTGGCGCCCTTAGTTTTCTTTTCCATTTTTAAAGATTAAATTATTTCCTTATCTTATCATAATTCTCAACAAACCATTTATAAGTGCTCTTTATACCATCTTCAAGAGCTATTTTTGTTTCCCATCCCAATTCCCTAATCTTCGAGGAGTCTAAAAGCTTCTTCGGAGTTCCATTCGGATATTCTCGATTATAAACAATTTCTCCCTCGTATCCAATAATATCTGCAATCATCTTCGCAATAAACTTTATAGGAACGTCATAGCCTGCTCCTATATTAATATGTTGGGGTGAATTATATTCGTGCATCAGGAGCATTAAGGCCTCTGCTAAATCATCCACATGCAGAAATTCTCTTAATGGAGTTCCATCTCCCCAAATCTCAACCGGAGAAGTTCCGTTTATCTTAGCCTCATGAAATCTACGAATAAAAGCAGGAAGAACATGTGATCCGGGAATATTGAAATTATCGCATTGCCCAACCCAATTAAATTTATGGTTTCTCCCTGCATATATTATATGATTTTTTTCAGCTGTAATGCAATAAACCGGCTCTCCGCTAGTTTTTTTAACTTCGATATTCTTATATTTAACAGTCGTATTTACATTTGTATAATTAATATAAACTCTATGATTTTTTTTTGTTGTATTAGCTTTAATCCCAAGCAAAAAACAGAGATGCATAAAATCTTCCTTTAATTTAGGTGAAGAAGTTGAATAAATATTTTGGTTTTTGTGCCCATCTCCTAAAATCATAGATTCGAAAAGTCTATGCATATTTTGAAATTCCCTCTCTAAAAAAACAAAACTCGGTATTCTTTTATTTTTTGACCCCAAACCTATATTTTCCATAATAAAATTAGAAAAAAGCCTTGAGCTAAAATAAAAACCATGATCATTATAATAAAATGGGATTTTCATTCTTTCCAATAAACTAAATATTCTATTCCAATTCTCCGGATTTGCTGATTTGTACTGAGATATTTGTATTCTTCCTACTAATTTATTGGGAATACTCCATTTTCCCCCCGAAGATAAAGATCTTACCAGTGATCCCTCTGTAATATACCATCCCAGAAATTCAAAAAAATCCGCCTTATTATATGTTAGGGGAAATTTTTTCGATAATGAATGCTTATAATCTCTAACATACCCATCTGAAATTATATGATCGCTATCAGTATAATAGTCTAGATTTATAGTTTTTTCCTGCTTAGTTTTGTCTCTATCCGCTATTGTATGGTGCGCAAAAACAATCTGTCCGAAAGGATTGCCCGCTCGTTCTCTGAAATATTCAGCTTTTCTTTTTACATATCCAGTAGAAGTTCTATAAAACATATTATGATCTGGTGTAACTAAAAAATCTGCTCCCCTGGATTGAAAGGATATGTATTCATCCGTTGTATATTCCTTCTGTATATGGGATACTTTGCACTCTTCCATCTCTAAAGTAGCAGGATTTAAAGTATAGATGGGATCGCCAACTTTGATATCTTTTATATTTTTAATTCCCCCCTTTGTTAAAACATCTGTATCCCCAGAAAAACATGGGCCATAGAGATTAGAAGGCATAGCACTTATAAAATTACTGCCATATTGTTTCCTATATGCTTTACACATCTCTATTCCAGCAATTTTTGCCATAGCATAAGCACTGTTAGTCTGCTCTAAAGGAGCCGTCATGAGGGACTCCTCCTTAATAGGTTGTTCAGCATATTTCGGATAGATGCAAGAGGATCCTAAAAATAAAAGCTTCTTTGTTCCATACTTTCTAGCAGCTTCCATAACATTCGTCTGGATCTGGATATTGTCATAGAAATATTCTCCGGACTTTGTATTATTATCGTGAATCCCGCCAACCTTTGCTGCTGCAAGAAACACATAGCTAGGTCTATATAACCTAAACATAGTTTCCGTATCCGCCTTATTCGTCAGATCCAATTCGCTATGTGAAAATGTTAAAATATTTTTGTGCCTTTCATCTTTAAGCTTTCTAACAATAGCAGATCCTACAAGGCCATTATGTCCGGCTACATATATTTTGCTTGTCTTTCTCATTTGGAATTTAATTCATTTAGTATTGTAGTTTTTTCAAGTAGATCTGAGCTACTCTGAACCTTTCCCCCACCAACTCCCCAGACCATATCAATTTTATAAGCATCGCAGAAGCCTTTTTCTGGAGTATTTTTTTCTGTTCTATCCCCGCCATTTCCAAAAGAAATACTGCATTCCGGATATAGTCGTTGAACTCTTACTAATAATTCTATAGCAGAATCATCCTTATCATTAAAAGGTATTACTTCATCAATATATTTAAAGGCTCTTAAAATTTCAGCCCTTTCCGACCAATTCATAAATGCCTTCCCCTTTTTCCTGACTAGCCACTCATCTGAATTAGCTCCAACAATTACTTTATAAGCCATATTTTTGGCTGCCTTAAACATTCTTACATGTCCTTTATGAACTGGATCAAACCCTCCAGAAAGAACCATTATATCATACTTTTTTTCGATCATATAGAATTTAATTCATTTAGCATCATCTTTTTTACTAAATCCTTAAATTTAGTTTTAGGTTCCCATCCTAATTTTTCTTTAGCCTTTGTTGCATCGCCAAGTAGTAAATCTACTTCTGCAGGACGATAATATTTGTCGTCAATTCCTATAACTAATTTAGTGGATTCGTCTGGAAAGACCTCCCATAAGCATTCTCTAAGAAATCTATCTTTAGCCCATTCAAATCTCCTATCCGGAATAAAGTATAAACATTCATCAACAAACTCTTTAATTGTATGAGTTTCTCCTGTCGCTAACACAAAATCTTCAGGTTCAGTTTGCTGTAACATCAGATACATGCCCTCAACAAAATCCGGAGCATATCCCCAGTCACGTTTTGCATAAACATTTCCGAGATAAAAAGGCTTTCCAGTTTTAAGATAATTCACTAATCCTTCAGTTATCTTTTTGGTAACAAATGTGCTTCCTCGTCTTTCACTCTCATGATTAAAAAGTATCCCATTGACTGCAAATAGGCCATAAGCTTCTCTGTAATTCTTAACAATATGATATGAATAGAGTTTGGCAACTCCGTAAGGAGATCTTGGATTGAATGGGGTAGACTCTTTTTGCGGGATTTCTAATACCTTTCCATATAATTCTGAGGTTGTAGCATTATACATTCTGGCATTAGGAGCATGATTTCTCATAGCTTCCAAAACATATAGAGTTCCTAATGCATCAACCTCTCCAGTATATTTCGGAATATCAAAAGAGACATGAACATGAGATTGAGCTGCAAGATGATATATCTCGTCCGGCTTAACCTCATTCATAATACGATCTATCGCAAGCGAATCAGTCATATCACCATAATATAAAAAAAGATGTCTATCATTTACATGGGGATCCTGATAGATATGATCTAATCTAGCCGTATTAAAAGAGGAGCTACGCCTTATTATTCCATGAACTTCATACCCTTTGGAAAGAAGTAATTCCGCCAAGTAGCTACCATCTTGCCCAGTAATTCCAGTGATTAGTGCTTTCTTCATATAAAGTGTTTTAGCTTTATACAATAAAAAAAGACCTTAGTTTTAAGGTCTTAAGATTATTTAAGGAAATCTTCATTTGATGAGT